GAAGATCATAATCTTAAAATCACACCTAAAAAACCCATAATTGAGTATGAGCAGGGGGAAGAAATCTTTTTAACTATTCCTGCTCATGGAGATGTGAATGATAATGCGGAAGCCGTAAGTGTGCCTGAAACAAAAATACCTACAGGACAGTATAAACAAGTAGAAAAAGTTGTAGGTTATACAGATGAAATATTTGAGCCTTCAGTAGAAGGATTTACTGAAGTCAATTATGACCAATATCTAAAAATGTCTGGTAATGCTTCGGACGGCAAAGAATATCGATGGGATAATAATGCGGGAGAGCCAAAAGAATATGTTTATGTACCATCATTAGAAGAATTGAAGGAACAGAAACTACATGAAATAAAACTTGGATATATTAAAGACTTATATTTACCTGTATGGGTGGAACAGACGGATGGTAAGGTTTATGGGTATGATACAGATAAAGATAGCCAGGTAGACTTCATGGCATCATATAACAGAGCTAAAATTACAGGCACTACTCGTTATAATGTCTATGTGAATAAAGATGATCTTAGCGAAAAAGTGTTTACAGTACATAATCCGGAAATGTTTGAAGCTGCATTATCTGAAGCTGGTATATATCAAGAAAGTGTCTATGCAAAATTGTATGAGTTGGAGGATCGTGTGGAAAATGCAAAAACAGAAGAAGATCTTGTCAAAATATCTTGGTAAAATGGTTGAAAGCGCATGGATACTAGCTTTATGAGGTAATAATAAAATGCAAAAATATCATACCGAATTCAAACCGCCTGCGATCCTGATAAACCAAGGGATACAGGCTTTTTTGTTGCGTAAATTCGTGCCGGGTTAATACCACTCAAGGCTGTCAAATGAGGTCTATAGCCTTTTTTAGCTCATGGAGGGATTTATGGGTATAAACTCTCTTAGTAACTCCTTGACTGGCATGTCCGAGAATACGTTTGATCGCCGTATCGTTAGCGCCAGCATTATCTAGCATGGTAGCACAGGTGTGGCGGCATTCGTGCGGCGTATGCTTACATCTACTAGCGGCCATGACAGAATCGAAGCGTGTTCGGTATTGATGGTAAGTAAGTTGACTGCCTTCGTCTGTAGTAATGAGATATTTACCTGGCTGCTGCATCCAAAATTCAAAATAGGGTAGAGTTTTTTTGGATATAGGTACAGCACGGTTGCGACCAGCTGCTGTTTTGGATTCGCGAACGATAAAATACCGTTGTCGTAGCTTGACGTCGCTTTTGAGGATAGAAAGCAGTTCAGAGGTACGAACACCAGCATATACCATAATTAACACTGTCATAGCCCATTTGTCGCCAAGTTTTTTCACACGGTTTAACTGTCTGGTATTAAAGGGTGTTTTAGGATATTTAATCACGTGCTGATCTATTTCTATGTATTGGCTAATATTGGCGGTGGGGTCAATGATTTCATATTTTACGGCATATGTGTACATATGGTGTAATATCTGTCTAACTTTCTTTTGCATAGCATATCCAGCACCTAATTCGCTGGTGTCACGGATAACAGATTGCAAATCACCTATTTTTAATTCTGCAAACTTTTTGTTGTAAAGTCTACGGCAATGCTTGTATGCAGATAAATAATTAATTTGTGTTGTTGGGGCCAATTTCGGAAACTTTTCAGCTTTCATTAATTCAAAAACTTCCGAAAATGTTATGAGCGTTGGGGCAAATAAAGAAGGGTTTTTATGATACTCGGCCAAAAGTGCCAAACCTTCTATTTCTGTGGCTGTGTCACCAATAGATTTTTGGCGGCCATTGATTGTAACTTTGACGGA